ACCAACCGGAGATCCCATGGACGACATCACCCGCAACGCCCTCGCCCGCGAGGCCGAAACCGCAGCGTTAATCGCTGAGGTGGACGCGGCCTTCGAGGCGTGGAGCCGCTCCACCGAGCAGCTGCTCGCGGTGACCCAAGAGGCCGTCGCGCTGGCTGACTCAATCGAGCACGATCTGGGCAACGCTCAGGCCGTGCTTGAGGAGTGGTTCTAAGGGCACCGCCCCTTCGGGGGCACAAGGATTTAGGCCACAAGCCGGATAGCGCGCCCCGGATCCTCCGCTGTGGACAAGAGAACAGCCAGCCACTACCGCCTCAGCGAGCTGCGATTGCAGGGGCACACCTACTCACTCCGCGCCATGCTCACCACCACTTTCTTGGTGATCTGGAAGCTGTTCCTACCGCTGCTGCTTGTGATCGCAGTGATCGACTGGCTAACCGCCAGCGACGATCGCCGCGTCCGCGTTCTGCACCGCACCGGTCTCAGTCAGCGACAGATCGCCGACCGCCTCAACATCACCCGTTACCGCGTCCGTGTGGCGCTCGCATCATGATCAACCACATCAACAACGCCATCTGCTGCCTGATCGCCGCAAGCGTGTTTGCCATGATCGGCATCGAGTCCGGTGCCCACCACCAGCCCACCCACTCCGGCACGCAGCAGATGGTGCGGCATGACTGAACGCCGCTATTACTTCCAAATTCCTAGCGCGAACGTGATCGACTGCGTGATGGCAGTCAGTATCACAGACGCCAAGGCAAAAGTGTTCGAGGAATACGGCCATCAATGGCCTGATCTCGAATGGATCAACACCGATACCGTCACCGAGTCGATCACCTATGGCTGATGTAAAAGGCGCCCTCTTTCAATGGCGCAATGATGAACACGATGGCGGCTGCTATGGCGAAGGCATCAGCCGGCCAGTAGCCAAGGCACGCACACGTCAGTTTCGGCTGATCGTCTATCCGCAAGGCGCACGTCCGATGACATGGATCACACGTGCTGAGAGCAAAAGTCACGCAATCCGCTATGCGCAAGCCCGCTGGCCGGGCGCCACGGTGGAGGCGGCCTGATGGTGCGCCACCTGCTGACTGCAGCGCTGCTGCTGGCTGCCATGCCAGCCGACGCACGCTCGGTGACGGCCACGGTCTATGACGGCTACTACCACGGCCGGCAGACCGCCTGCGGCGGCACCTACCGCCACTGGGATGTGTCAGCGGCGCATCCATGGCTGCCGTGCGGCACACCGGTGCGCGTCAGCCACCGCGGCCGCGTGCTCATTGTTCCGGTGACCGATCGGTGTGACTGCAGTTCGATCGATCTGAGCGCCGGTGCTGCGCATCGCCTTGGTGTGCCGCTGGATGGCATCGCGACTGTTCGTATTTCTCACCCATGATGAGATACGAAATACCTTTTGCTGGTTCCGCAATCGGTTGTTTAGATCTACAGCACGGGCAATTCTGCCTGTTTGATGAGCGGACTCGATGTCGGTTCTGGCTGGTCACCCCTGAGCGAGCGGTGGCCCAACGGCTGTTAAGTGCCATCGGTGAGCGCGTTTCTCTGAGCTTCGAGCTAGGCCCACTCTCACACCTGGGCTATGTGATCCCTCGCCAGATCCAGCGCTGCCCGGAGGAGTACCACCCGCCCCGGATGGTGGCAGAGATCCACATGGATCAGATGGACGCCGGCTTGTATGAGGGGCATCCAGAAGGCCCTGGTCCGCACCTCCAGGGCTACCTGATGCAGAGCCTGCCTGATCACCCGGCGCTTCTGTTTTCCCTTTGCCCGGTCGACTTTGCTGTGCTGATGGCACGAGTCGACGACCCTGAGTCGTCCCTATGGCTTCGCGACACGGTTGTTACCGCTCGGATTGAGGGCATCAAATGGATGGACGGCTGCATGACCTATCCCATCACCGAAATCCTGTCGGTGCAGACGGAGGCGGAATGGAATCGGGCGCAGCTTGAGGCATCTAATCCACTCGCTCTGGCGCCGGGATCTGAACTCTCTACCTCTTTAAAAGCGAAGCCTCGCCGCAAGGCCGTACCTACCCGCCTGCGGTACGAGATCTTCCGGCGAGATAACCACCGCTGCGTGGATTGCGGAGCATCTGCTCACGATGATCCGCTGATAAGGCTGGAGGTGGATCACCGCATTCCGGTGAGCAAGGGCGGCACCAACGACCCGGAAAACCTTCAGACGCTCTGCTGGGCTTGCAACAACGGCAAGAGTGATCGGGTGGATCACAAGTTGAACGCAGAGATGGACCTGTCTGATCCTTGGAGTTTTGGTCAATCAACATTCTTAGATCACCATCCATGAGCGACATCCGCCACCGCATCGAGCAGCTGCTCAGCGACACCAGCGCCTTCACCGCTGGTCAGACTGAAGAGCGCCAGCGCATCCGCCAGCTGATCGACATCCGCATCGACCAGTTGTGCGGCACCGTTGGGCTTCGCAACCGCCAGCAGCTCTGCGCTGAGCTGCTCCACATCCGCCAATACCTTGAACCATGAACACCGTCCAGCTAGACCAGCAGCGCGCCGACATGATGAACGCGCTTTATGAACGCAGCGGCCGCACCTGCGGCACCTACACCGGACTGTGGCAGGAGTTCTGCGCCGACATTGCCGCCAACTTCCGCGACACGGACTACCCCGAGCTGCTTGCCCGCGTTGTGCGCGCCATGGATGCCACCGAGTCGGTGATGACGCAGAAGCAGGCGCAGCAGGCGATCGAGGTGTGCCGCCAACAGCTGCTGGGTGACAAGTGGAGGTGATCCCGCGCGGCCGGCCATTCAAGGCTGGCGAGGAGAACATCGCCGCGATCCTCACGCCGGAGCTGGTGCGCAAGCTGCGCCAGCTTCAGCGCGAGGGGTGGAGCTACCGCCAGCTGGCGGCTGAGTTCGATGTGGACGAGAAACACGCATGGCGCATCTGCAAACGCATTGCATGGGGATGGCTCGATGACTGACCAGATCAACCCGGATCACTACCGCTACGGCCCGACCGAAGCGATCGACGTGATTGAGGCCGCCATCGCGCGCGCACCCGATCCAGTGCTCGGCAACTGCCAGGGGCACGTCCTGCGCTACATCCTGAGGATGTGGGACAAGGGCGATCCTGCCGTGAACGCTGCCAAAGCAAGGTGGTATCTGAACCGCCTGCTCGGCAAACTGGAGGCATGATGCACCTGCCCGGCCTCAACCTGCTCGAGCGCGCTGCGCTGTGGGTGCTGGTGCGCAGTCCCCGCACCAGCCTGGTGGTGGTGAAAGAGCTGCACTGGCCGACCGTGTTCGTGGCGGCCAACCCGGCCGATCCGGTGGCGGCACACGTCACCTGCGGTGAGCCCGAGCCAGCCAGCATGACGCTCGAGCGTCTCTACCACCTACCGAGTCACGGAGAAGAGGAGTGATCAGCCTGCACGCCGGCCGCCTGCTGCTGGTGTGCAGCCGCTTCGATCGAAACTGGCACGCGCGCATCGTGCTGGGTCCAAAGCCCGAGCTGCAGATCGAGGCTGATACCGGCACGGTGCAGCTGCAGGAAGCGCTACTGCGTGCGCAGTCGATCTATCGGGCAGCGGTCACCAACCTGCGGCCGGCCAGTAGCCCGCCAATGTGTTGGGATTGCAAATACTGGGAGATGCGGCAGCAGTGCTGCGGGTACGAGTTGCCAGAATCGAAGAGAAGCGGCGGCCGTTTCGCGGCCAGGTGTGACCTGTATGTTCGGTCCTGAGGTGATCAGCCGCACCGAACGTGATGGCGGCTGCATTGAGACGATCATGCCCGTGAAGGGTGAGGTCTACTACCGCAGCTGTGTAGGTGGCACCTGCCGCTATTCGAGCGATCTGTGGCAGGCCGAGCTGTATCTGGACCACCTGCTCGGCCGCTGATGCTTCACGACGTGCTGATCATGATGCTCGAGTACTGGGCGACCTGCCTGATTGCGCTGTGGGTGTGCAGCAAGATCTTGCCGTAGCCTCAGCAGGTTCCCGCTCTGCCTCGGCATCGGGCTGTGCAATGGGTTGG